GCCCAGACAAGCCCAGCATCCTGCTAAGATGAGGAGCCACTGTCTGAGTTAGCCCGATTAGAATGGACAACCACTATGAAGACGACTAGCACTCGCCGACAAGAGGTAGACAACAGATGTTAAATTTAATTTAGTAAAGGAAACTAATAATGGCTACCATTATCCCTAGTGCCTATGGTTATGAACAAACCACGGTCACTGCTCCTACACAGCCATCGACTGAATCGGTTTTCGATTACGAGCTTAATTTCCCGCTCTATCGTGAAATCATCAAGCGTGACTTGGTAGACGAGCCTACCTTGAAGATGGAACTTAGCTCTGCTCGTTCATTCTTCACCGGTGAAAGCATGATTGATGCTTCTACCCTCCTTGCCAACCTCAAATATGGCCAGGAATTAATCGTTAATATCCGCAAGGACCAAAACCCATTCTCGCTCTTCCAGAAAGAGGAAATCGAGTATGAAGCTAACCCAGATGACAGCTGCCACGACCACATCGTGCTCAACTGTACTGTTCCTTGTATCAACACCTTGCCAACCTTCGAACAACTACGCTTCCGCTTTGACTGCGAATATGCGTACGGTGTCCGTATGTGCGACAAGAACAAAGACTTCTGGAACACTGAGTTCTTCACTCGCCAATATGCCCTCTCTAAGAGAGCTATGGAATTTGGCCGTGAAGTTGACCTCTGGAACAAAGTTATCGACGGCCTTATCGCTGCTCCTGCAACGACTGTTGACGCCGCTCTTGCTGCTACCCACCCAACTCACTACTGGGCAAATCAGGGTACAGTAACCGCCAACGCTCGCTGTGTTGTTCCTGAAGCTGTTTGGTACCTCAAGCAAAGCTTCAACAACATCAACCCAACCGTGTTCATCACTTCTGAATTTGCTACTGAGCTTATCCGCTCTGTTGAGACTGTTTACAACCTCAACTTCGCTACTCAGCGTGTGAACACCTTTGAGCAATGGCTATATCCTGGCTATCGCTTGGTTGACCGTGTAAAGGAAATCCTCGGCATCGATGTACCTGTAGTAGTGCTTGAGCGCTCTCCATGGTTGACTGTTGGTGCAGGTGGTTCTGGTTCTGGTGCTGCTGGCATGACCACTCAGTATCCTCTATGGAGCGCTGATGGCGAGAAGCAATATGTTGCTATCCTCGACCCACGTGTAGCTTACGACTTTGAAAAAGATGGCTACCATCTAAACATTCGTCCTTACGACTGTGACAAGTTGTATGCTGGTATGATTGATACCGTTTACACTGGTACTGGTATTACCTTCAGCCAGCTGGGCATGGTCCTAGAATTTGACGCATTTGAGTATTGTTAGTATAATACTTGACAAAGTCAATAGAAAATATCCCCTTAGTCTAGGGGGTATTTTCGTTCCCACTCCAATCTTTGTGCTATGGTATCACATTTCCTTCTACGGTTCAACACTTTCTATGGTATAATAGTAGTGCAGCACCTGACGGGTAGTCACCCTAGTTTGTGAGGGGGAGCTTAGACCCGGGGAGGCAGCAGCAACAAATAGCACAGACCTAGCCTCACGCTACACCACGGACCTGCCATGTGTAGTGTTCGTTACAGAGACGCCCCCCCCTGGGCGTTTTCTGATGTTTAGGACATAAATGCCCTGAACATGATATAATAGAACCACAGCTGAGAGGCAGACGAGTAGGCTGACGGGAACCTAACCTGTCCTAAGTAGCAGTTGCGATACTATTTAACTCTGTCGGCAACCGGAAAGCAGCCTCGGCCACCGCCACCACTGGACCGGGTATCTGGTCGGGTTAAGTGCGGTGGTTTTTTGTAAAAACATATAAAGACATAAAGTTATATGTTTTTGTGATATAATAATGGAAGGAGATGTTATCGCAGTTACCTCCATGCCGGTTGTCCTCTCAACGGTTTGTGTATAACACATTCAGGACGCCGGCTCTTTTGTGGTTGACACTGTCGTAGCAGTGTGATATTCTAGGTATAGGCGTTACTTGTGATAAGAGTGATGCGATTCAATAACAACAGAAAGCACCTTTAGTTTTGCGGGATTAGTAGCTCAACAAACCCCCCTAGACGGTTAGAGCTGGACCGGAGTCCGAGAGGAATATATCTGGGAGGCGATAAGCCAAAGGATGAAATGTAGAAATACTTCGATTCGTAAAGTGGGCTTAAAACATTATGCAATAGTACTGACGAAGCCTAGGAGCCCAATAATGTGAGACCCTGACGAGAGCCAGTTCTCACCTAATTCCGTGAAACTAAGGGTGCTTTTTGTTATACTAATAGTATGGATACTGAAGACCTCGATATAGTTTACTTTGTGAAAGATGGCACTAAGAATGAGGAGTTGCGTTACTCTATCCGCTCCGTATGCCAAAACATGCCGTTCAAGCGCCTATGGATTTTTGGCGGGTGTTCCCTTAATATCATACCTGATGTGCGTGTAAAAATTGCACAGACTGGGACAACTAAGTGGGACAGAGTCCGCAATACGTATAGGACAGTTTGTGAGAACAAAGAGATAACAGACAACTTCATCATGTTTCATGACGATTTTTTTGTAATGCAACCGACTAATCACATCACGCCACTTTATAGGTGTACTCTGGATGAGCACATAAAGATATTGGAGCCACAAAAACCAACGGCATATTCAAAGCTGCTGCGTGGGTGCAGGGATGCAATTAAAGGCGACGTTGCTTTGTCTTACGAGGTGCATACTCCTTTTATATTCAACAAAGAGCTATTGTTAAACGTGCTGAACGCATTCCCAGATTGTCATGCTATTCGTACCATCTACGGCAATTTGTATTATGCTGGGCAAAGTGAGCGGTCTAGCGATGTTAAAATTTTTAGCTCAAGACCCACATTCGATTACAAAAACTCCAGGTTTCTCTCTACTGATGACCCAGTAATAAATATCAATAATGACATCTGGCGTTGGCTCAAAAAGCAATTTCCCAAGAAATGTATGTATGAACTTTAAGCGTCTTTATCCTCACGACAGGAAATACAACTTGACAGGTCCATGCCTAAGGCATTCCCAGCAACCTCGTCTATAAGGTCTTCAATCTCCTTAAGCTCCTCTACATCCCCCTCACAGACCTCATAAGCTAGCTGGCGGAGAGAGGCGCAAACCTTCAAGAGGCACCAATCGCTCTCTTTAAGCTCGCCAAAGTGCTTTCGCATGTACTCTCTTCTAATCTCTTGAAACCTCTTTGCCCAGATAAGATACTGGCGAGATTCACTATCATCATCTTCTCTCCACACAGAGGCGGCGGAGCGCACACAATGGTTCCTCCCATGCTCAAGCTGACCTATTAGGAGCAGTTTGTCGGCGACGCCAGCCTTGCCATGGTCGAAAGTTTTTTGGGTTCCTTCATTATCCATGGTATTATTATAACAGAAAAAGGAGCAAAAACATGGCATCTATACAACCAGTAAAGACACCAATCTCGGTACAGAGAAAGTTGTCTATCGCCGTAGGGTTGTTATCTTTTGCGGCGTTTGTAATACAGGGGTTGGGCGAAACATGGGGGTTCCCAGAGGTAGCTAAACAGATTACGCAGACAGCACTTCTCTTTGGCGCCGGTATAAACCTTTACTTCTTGGGCTCTACCACCCAGAAGATTTCAGAGGAGAACAAAGATGAAAAAGATAAATAAGTTCATCGTCAACAATCTCCATTGGCTCATTGTCCTAGGGGTTGGAGCGCTATGCGCATTATTCCTTGTTATAGGAGTCAAGACCAATACTGGCTATATTACCCTTAACGGTGAAGATGCCAACATCCAAGACTATACGGAGAAATTTATCGAGGACTCGAATGCCGCTATTTATAGGCTTATGAACGAAGACGCCCCGACAGACGAGGAGACTGTCCGTAAGTGGGCGACGCTTGACGCACAGGGTTTAGGTGGCTCAGTAACGCTAGACCAGGTCATCTCTAGAAGGCTTGAAGATGGGAACAACGATAATGGCAATGGCTGGCAGTGCTCACGCTATACTGGCTGGCTCTCCACTGGGCAATGGTCATATAGTTCTCTCCACCCAGACTATGGACCTGTGAACGGCAAAGACATGACGAGGTGGTTAGTCGATAACTATGGCTGGAAGTACATCGACGCACCAGTCGCAGGCGCTATCGGTTCTGGTGGCTTTAATACGCTTTATGGACACACGGCTATGTTCTTATACTTCATAGATGGGACTACTGCTATGGTCAATGACGCTAACTACGTGCCGCTCACAGTGTCCACCCACCCGATGAATATTAGTGGTTGGCTTTGGGTGGTGCCAGGAGACTATGAACCAGACCCAGAACCAGAACCAGAACCTGAACCAGAACCAACACCAGCTGCGCCAGATACTGGAATTGTTAAAATTATTAAGGAGTCAAAATGAAGTACACATGGGAAGATTTGCCAGAGCGTAAAAACCTTTTCACGGTAAAAAACACGGCAATGATTAATCTCAATACAGGTAAAGCAGTCAGACATTATGCGACCAACACTAAGATTGCCGTAGTGCAAAAATGCGTCACGCCAGAGAAGACCTACTACCGTACTCAAGATGCCTATCACAACTACCTAAACTATGCGTTTGAGGCTGAAGCCTTTGGCCTCCCAAATGAGAAAGCTCCATCAGCACCTTTGCGTAAGCCAAGTTCTAGGGTTTATTCCGCCCTTGAGTCCTCGCCGGAGTCTCGCACATCTTCTCCGGTTAAGAAACAAACATCTTCCAAAACGGTTGCTCCTTCTAAGGATGGAGAGAAGAGGCAACGACTTGGCTGGCTCAAGAGACTATTCAGGAGAAAGAATGGCTAGGCAACAGATACCGTATCTTACCCCAGAGATGCTAAAGAAGCTACCGGACCAAGCGTGTAATATTCTCAACCGGGTGATAGACGAAATAAATAAAGCATAGTTAAACTAGCACCACACAAAATAGCTGTGGTGCTTTTTTATTATAAAATTAAGTTAGTACCTTAGCAGCTCAAACACTATGGAGGGGGTGATAGTTTTGTCGAAGATGAAGAGACGTTTCTTGCGCAAAAAGCGTAAGGCCGAAAGAAGAGAGCTAGCTGCGGCGTCGTACGACACGCATCATCTCTGTTTCCAGCGTAGGCTCTGGAGTAATGGAGCAGTTAAAAAACTCCGGTCCCATTGGTATTGCAGGATAGACATTCCAAAGAACACCCTTCACCGAGAGATTCATGCGCACATGAACAATGTCCCAGCTCCGAGAACCATTAGCGCAGAAGAAGCCCTATATCAGCTAAAGAAGCTCGAAGAATATGGGGCAATTCACGACAGCGACCCTATAGAAAAACGCCTGAGCGTCCTCGTCGCCTTGTTCGACTGCATTGAACAGCCTACGGCAGACGCCTTCAAGAGGCAGCTACAAATAGTGCAAGAGCATCAAAAAGCCCCCAGATAAGGGGGCTTTTCCCATTAGGACATCGAATTCAGATGGGCTATCGAGTCTTGGATATCTTTTATCGTGTTTTGGTAATTCAAGATGTTACTTCTCAGCGCATCTAGACCAGTCCTATATGTGTCATAGAGCTTAATCTGCGCCGGTTGGTATGTACCTTGGTCATACTGCAATTTACTTCGCATCGGGAAGTTAGAATACAGCATTCCAACCTTGTTAGCACCACTCATAATGGTCGCTTGCGCATTTTTTCTTTGCTGCTCTAGCGCCTGCTGAGCAGTCTCATATTGCCTACTTAGACTGTCACGATAGTTTTTGTAAAAGTCTTGCCATTCGCTTTCGGTATACATGACTACTCCTTTCCTATTCTCTTTTGATTATACCAGCTATTTGCATTCGCTGCATGAAGTATGAGTGGCGGATTACCTTGCCCACCTACATCTCCACCTGCTGTTCTGCACTCATGCCAGTTCGTCCCAGTAGTGTTTGGCAAGACATGGCATGCCCCATTCGTTCTGTTATGGCTTTTCCAAATGCTTGTATTTGTATCTAGCGTTGCACCTGGTCTATAGTCCAAATCTACCCATGTAGCCCAAGTTTCAGGGTCTTGCCAACTATAATCTGTAGAGCTATTAGCACCCGAAGAAGCCCATGCTAGTATTACAGTGTCGCCACTTGAAGGCACTGGGACACTATAGGAAATGTTAATAGAGAATGTTGACGTCCCCTCTTGGTCATATTGGTCGAGAACTAGCCCCTGTATTTGCATCCACAGCGACGACCTATTGTTATTATTGTTTGGGTCGCTTATCCACGTGTCCCCTCTAAACTCTACCAAAATACTATCGACGTCGCTATTTTGTGGGTCTGGCAAGAAAGGTATCACATGTTCATAGTATGATGTGCCATAAACAAATGGGTGGGTGGTAACATTAGTATTCCCACCAATAAGCACAGCAAAATCAGAAGCAGCCCAAGTGTTCCTAGAATTAGTTGGGTGGTTGGTTATGGTGATGGTGCCATTCAAATTAAGTATTACCTCATTGGGAAGAATGTCTTCTACCCTAAGCAAAGCATCGATTGCAAAGGTATATTTTATAGGCGTTCCTTCACCAGCCTGCCATGATACGGTCTTGTTTACTCTAAAAGACATACTATACTCCTACGTTTGGATAAATATCATCTGCTGGGTCGAGTTGGTCTCTATATGGGTCTCTTTCTGGGTCGGTATTAGATGTGCCACGAGCTGGCTTTACGACAATTTGAAGAGCGTTCAAGCGGCTAGCGGTATAAAGCATCGTATCGACATGGCTCGCCACATCATCAGGTACTCTTTGACCATCTAATGGATTTGTAGCGTAATACGGAGGGCCACTTGATGCCGATGCGGCGGTGATTAGACGGAACTCGTGGTGGAGATATGCCTCCTTACCTTTCGGCACATAAAACACTAGCGAACCACGCATACACACTGTCCCCCAAGGGATATATGGAGAAGTGCCAAGCACTGTACTCTGGCTTTGCAAAGTTGAAGAAAACTTGGTTGCATCGATTTCGGAATCTTCCGCTACAGGAATTAGCAATGAGCGGAAGTTAGTATTAGGTGCAGCAGTTGGGTGAAGCACTTGAATACCGTAATTCACAGTTATCTCTAGGTCATATTTGCCAAAGAAAGCAGCTGCGTTTTCTCGCAAGTGTAGGTTAATGGTGTCATTATACGCACCATAATACCACGGGTAATCCGGGTCATCTGGAACAGAGTCACGGATATAGGAAATCTGCACTGAGCCATCAGCCATAACTGGGAGCTTACATTCTTTAATACATCCACAGTCATCTTTTATAAGCACATGATAATAACCTTCGTCGTCTAACTCAAGCTCACAGTCTCCAGCATCTGGGATGTGATAGCTTGTCCACATAGCGTTCTTAGGTTTGCACCCATCACCACACTCTGAACAATGTGGGTTATATACCATTAAATCACAGCTATCAGCGTTTGATACGTTGGCGTCTCTTAGGTTTTCAAACTTGATGAGAGAGCCTAGCTGTTCGCCAGTGATGATGTCTGTGTGTTTCTCAGCATTATATATAAGGCTTGAAGCAGTGTAATTAGTTGATAACTTCGTATCAGTTTCGTTAATCTTTGGGATTTTGACCCTCTTGGTAGCGCCATTAATGGTCACATTCCATATACTAGCATCATATGGGTTCGCCATTATGTTGAAGTCGCACCCGTATCGAGCAGGTTTACAGCCCCCACAGCTACATGGGTCTAGTCCACAAGTTGAATTACAATTAGAACATGTCATATTTTGATTATACAAGGGAATAATAAAGAAATAGAAAAATTATGATTAATGGGGATAGTCAAGTATAATGGTGGTATGGAAAACAATTCATTTGTCGATTTTAACATGGACTTCTCGTACCCCCTGCAGTGGATTTGGGAAAGCACTACAGCTCGTTGGGCATACCAGCGCTGGATTTGGAGAGCTTCTCTTGCCCAACAGGGTAAGCCATGTCGTAATACTTATCAAGAAGAATTAAAATCAAACCTAGAAAAAGCAGACCCAGTTTTACGTGGGAAATATAAAGACCGTTGTGAGAAGGTCCCTACTGGTCGTTCATTTGCGCTCAAGCGAGCAGTGGATAATATCGCCGCACAAATGGCAGGAGGAGTAGACTCCTATAACTACCAAATCAATGACCCATATATGATTATTGATGATGATACGGAAGACCTCTTATCGGCTAAGTGCCAGCAGGATTACATCGAAAATAATCTACAGCTCCTAGCCCCAGTATTTTCAGACGACATCATGTGGTATGGCATGGCTGCAGCTATAGTAAAATATTGCCCAGAAAGGGATAAGAACTTAGTGCTAAGAATTCATCCGAAGAATGTATGGTTTGACACTAAATATTCCTCAACTGGCGCAGAGCGTTTCCGTGGCTATTCGACAATGATTTCTTGGAAGAAGCTCAAAAACATGATTGCAGAAGACGGAGACGAAATCAATCTCAATATTAAAGCCCCAGATGGCACGCCCGTCAAGGAAAGAGGAGAAGGCAAGAGCAAAGAAGTCTGGTTCGACAAAACTGCCAAATACTCTAATCGTAAGATTCGCTCTCTTAATGGTCTAGACATCTATGTAGAAAGCCTCAATAAACTCGCTGCATCACCAAACCTAGCCCCAGGATTAACCGACTATATTGAATATGAGCACGACCTTAGGACTTGTTACAATCTCGGATGGTATCACAGTTTTGCAACAGACCCAGAGAAGAGAACCAATAGTGGCTACAATGGAGACGATGTCGAGCTTACCATCATGTATGACCTAGACAAGCACATTGAATACAAGATTATCAACAGACGCTATGTTATCTCTGCTAATAAAACCGCATTTAAGCGCAAGATTGAGTTCAAATGGACTGACCCACGTACTGGCATGGAACAGAGCAGGTTAGACGACTTCTGTCTCGAATGCCCTCTCAAGTTCCAATTCGAAAAGACAAACAACATGGACACAGCCCCACATCCATGGGCGCCAGTATTCCCGTTGCTTGATAGTCATGATGAGCTATGTGGCTGGAGAGCACGCCGTGAGCATGTCTCAAAGATTCTCTCTATCTTACGCATTGATACCAACGGCGCAGATGCCGAGAGCTTAGTAGGGATGCTCAATATCATGGGCGGTATCTTTGATGACCTACAGGGTGATGTAACCTCTCTAGTGTTCAATTACAATTACGACCCGATTGATTCAGAGATTGCTCACCTAGAGAACCAAATCCAGCAGGTATTGCACGCTTATGACCAGTTTGACGCTTTACAATCAATGGGCGATAGAGCATCTGCTGCTGAGTCTGGTATGGCAACTTATGCTGTAGCACAAGGCCTAGCCGTCCACCAAAACGCTTTGATGGATTTGTTTGCAGACATCGCTCGCCAGTGTATCGCTAACCGTGTGGCCTACTCTAGTAGAATGGAGTTCCCAGTAGTGAACAAAGGCGAATATCGAGCCTTGACTATTCAGCAGATGGCCCTCAATGCCATTATCGACGTCAAACCAAAGCTAGCCAAGCAACTCCAAGAAAGGCAGATTGCAGCCAATGCTATGGCGCTCCTTGGCACGCTTGGACAGCAACTAAGTAAGGAAGGGCAAGCCTATCTAATGGAGCAGTCGCTCTATGGCATGATGCCACGTAAGATGGCTGTAACGTTCATCAAGGATGCAGGCCCAAGCCCAGAAGAACTGGCCCTAGCACAGCAACAGGCACAGAATGACGCTATGGCACTCCAGCAGAACCAACAGATGTATGAAGCCAACCCGTTGCCATACGAAGTTGACGAAGCGATGCGACGCTATAGCCCAGACGAGATAGACGATGCGATTAAACAGCTTGGCAACGAACAGCCCGTAGAAGAAGAGAATTCGGTAGAGCTCTTAGACATGGCGGCGCAGCCAGGGTCTATGGCGCTCGATATTGAGGGACAGACTCCAGAGTTAGGGTCGAGTCTTGCCAACATGAATGGCGTGTAGTATAATCGAAAATAGACTCCGCTGTGACGGTTCAGCGAGGTAGTACTTAAAGCATTTATACAACCAATTATAAAGGTTAACAAAAACTCCCCCTATGGCACTCATGATATTTCCTCGCTATTGGGGGAGTTTTTGTTATAGATATTTGTGATATAATATTAAAATGAAGGAAGAGTGGAAAGATATCCCTGGATATGAAGGAATATATAGAATTAGTAATTTTGGTAGAGTAAAAAGTTTAAATTACAATAAAACCGGAAAAGAAAAACTTTTAACCCCTAAAAAGTCTTTCGTATATGATGTAGTTTGTTTGTGCTTTAAGGGTAAACACAAATATGAGTTTATACATCGTTTGGTAGCAAAAACTTTTATCCCCAATATTCAAAAGAAACCACAAGTTAACCATAAAAATGGGGACAAAAGAGATAACAATGTCGAAAATTTAGAATGGGTGACGCCATCTGAAAACGTAAAGCATTCTGTACGTGAACTCAAACATAATCCTAGGACATGGAGCTCTACTCCGGTTAGATGCGTTGAAACTGGTGAAGTTTTTGAGACACAATCAGAGGCCGCCAAGGCTTACCATACTAGCCAAGGGGCAATAGGTAATTCTGCTAGAAGGAAGAGTGGACGCGCTGGGGGGATGCATTGGGAATTATTATAAATACTGAACTGGCTGGCACTCTACTAAAATAGACATAAGAGAAGCTTGGTCTCGAAAAGTTTTAGCCTTTATCTTCACCTGTATCGATTCACATCTTATTCGTAAATCCATTATTGAAAATCTATATACAGATTTTTCTTCTGAAACGTCTTCTATTGGGAATGCAGTTTCAGCTGGTTCCTCAACCATTTTTGTCTGCCACACTGGCTGGCGATAAATCCTATCTCTCCCTCTAGTGGTATTAAATACTTGTTTATCTACAGATATGCCCATCCACCACCATCTTGTAGCGTTAGCCAAAACTTTAGCGTGGACACGTTTTACGACAATATCTGCCGCATTCCCTGGCAAACTAAGGAACTTTGTGTCACGCCTGAACTCTATTGGGGTGTCAAATCTTCTCCACGTATTTTCAGCATAATGTTGCATAATGGCTGGGTAGTCTGTGTGTATGCCAATCAAATCTTCTGATTCGTCTGTTCTTATGTCACGCAAGGGGATATCAACGTCTTGGAAACAGGGGTAGCTCTGGTAGTTAATCTGCTGGTCCCAAATGAGACATTTGGATTTACCATCAATCTTGTCGTAGTAATTGTAGTACAATTTGTTGGAGAAGCCCCAAAGCTTACGTGGCTTGTCCATGTCCACTCGGTCAAAGTGGCTACTAACAGGCTGGGCGGCAGGAACGTCATTCCAAAGAGCGCCAGTGAACCTTCTAAGGCCTTCCTTTTCATCATATGAATAGATGACGCCCTTGTAATTCACGATGTCGCCTTGGCTAGCTACGCCAGCTGAGTCCATAAATGTAGATACCTGTGTAGGCATATAGTCTTCAAGGCCAGTTGATTTGGTCCCAGAGTAAGTAGAGTAAATTGAGTACCCATTCTTCATCGAAATCATAATCTGGTCTGACGCATACTCAGTCAAAGACGTAATCGGGTTGAGAGATGTGTCATAGGGGCTTCTATTGGGGGTATAAAACCTGTATGGGAACATGGTGAAGTTGGGCCCCTCTGCCTCGATAGCAGAAACCTGAACTAGGTTCGGGTCATTACGAAATCCGGCTAGGAATAGCCTATTGTTGTGGAACATAATAAACTTCGCACCAATTACGGGTCTAGCGTCTACAAACTGGATGCTCTCAATAGTCTTAGTTCCACCATCAGACACGGTATAGAGAACCGTTATAGTAGACCCCTCGCTCGGCGAACCACCCACCAATGTAATCCCATACGTGGCTAAGCTTTTTGGGATGCTATTGTACTCCCACTGACCATTATGGTATTCAAATATATAAGTGCCTGAGGTAGACCCTAAGTCTGAGTTATACCAAGTGTCCTCGTCTATCTCTGCAGTGACGCTATCTGCTGAGCCAGTTGGGAACGCCTCTGATTGCCATTCTCCAATCTTGAACCTTTGCAAGGGCGAGTAGCCATCGACATAGTACACCCAAGTCACTCTATCTGTATCGGTTACCTGAGCGATATTGAGTTGCTCAACACGCCCATCAATCTTGACATTGGTGCCACCAACAAGTTTATTCATCTCTTTGTCGTAGATAATAATCTGGGCGTTGCCGTTCTGCTTAGCGCACATAATATCATATCTGTAACCGTTGAGAGAAACAGTGGCGCCAGTCTTCATATTGTCTAATCTATCAACCGGAATACTCTCCCAGTCAGAGTAGACTAAGCCAATAAGGGGCATCGACGGGTAACGCTTATAGTCGTATGTCTCCCTTACTGGCTCATTCTTCTCCTGCAACTGGTATACACATGCTTGGTGGGTACCTTTACCGGTAGCAGCAATTTCAATTTTTCGCCCAGTATTGAACGGGTTCGCATTCCTTTTCTTCTCGCACCTATCTACTTCATCCCAGATTTCCATACGCACATATAACTTTTTATGTGGATTAGCAGTCGCTGGGATTGTAGTGATAGAATAAAGTTCACGATGTTCAAAGATGTCTTGTGACACTGTGCAAAGGTCAATAGCAGTTTCATAGATTGGCACGCCATCCTCACTAGTAGAGAAATATATCGACAATATGCCACTAGAGCCACCCGTATTCCTAAGCGTAATAGTATTGCCTACCACTTTGCCATTATATGGGATTTCAAATTTAAGTTGCTTCCCCTGCCACATTTCGAGCACAGTCTGTTGGTCATTAGTAGAAAAATCCTCTAATCGTTTATAGTCATCTGGGAAGAGAAGCATTTTAATGCCTTGCACAGAAGATGAATTGCCCCGCTGAAAAACTAAATTATCAGCTAGGTATCGTCCATTGATGTAATAAGGAGAGGAATAAGGAGACGAATTGATATCATCAGAAGTAGTGTCAAGACCATAATTCCTCGTGAGGTCGAATCCATCATGAATACGACGAGAAGTTCTGCCAGGCACATCATTCTGAGCATAGCTTCCTGGATATAAATTATGATTAGCATAATAAGAAGGTCCTTTGCCTTTGGCATGAGGGCTGTTCTGATAACGGAGCATACTAAACCTCCCCTAAAATCCTTGGGGCATCCTGGTCCCAACGCTTATTAAGAATTTGAATAGCCTCGAGTATAAGCTTGTTGTCAAGATACGAAGTGACATCAGCTGCAAAGGCATAGTCTTCGGCCTCGTGTAGGTAACAGGTTTTCATCGTGTTCAAAATAAGATTTTCTGCTACAGCAGAAATCTCAACTTCGTCTTCCATACTACTAACTGGTTTTGGGAACCCATAAGCTATATAGTCAACGATAATAGGGACATCCGATGGCCTGTCTAAAACTATCCATACATTGTCGTCTTCAGTTTCTATGGTATACTCGCAGGGTAGCCCAGGCTTCTTAAGGCTCACAAGACCATTCTTCTCGTAGAAATCGTTAACATGCTTATGGCAGATGCAAAGTTTGCATGGTTCTCCACCAGTAGACGTGTAGAAATTCAGCATCGGGATATCCGTAATTCTTCTAAACCCCGTGGCATCGCTCAAGCTCCACTTATAGTGATGTTCAGCGTCTAGGTTGAACTGTTTGTGTTTGGAAAAAAGTTTTTCTAAGCGCGGCACCATTGGGAGCGAATTAATAGCATAGTTGTAGCTTGCTATCAAGAAATCCTCTGATATGTCTAATGTATTGTCGCCCAAAAGCGTCTGTAGCTTAGTGGCGATAGTCTTCATATTGTACTTCATACTCTTAATTATACATGCCATTTGCCTTTTTTTATTTTTCTAGCCATTACAAGGTATACTAATGGTATGACATGCTGTAATTGTAACAATAAGTGCAAAGAGCCTTGTGGATGCGCTGAGCCAGTGTTTTCAGTAGAGGCTATGCCAGATGACCCAGACACATTGCGTTTCAATGTCAATGGAAAATCTATCTGGTATGATTTTGAGCCTGTTGTCAAAACAGGGGAAACCTGCACGACTATTAATATAGATATCGTTGGGCGCACATTCAACTATCATGGCGAGTGTGGCGACCAAACCATCTCTGCTAAAGAGCTCGGGGCGATTATCCACCTTGGTGACCTTGGAGATGTAGACGCAAACACAATAACTGATAACGGCATCTTAAACTATCGCAAAACTGGCGACTGCCCAGAGGGATGCGACGGGACTGGGACCGGTTGGGTTTCCAGTAACCCTATAGAAGTAGGCGGAGAAACGCTAGAGTATATCCTAGGTTCTGATGCTGATGGTAAGATGAAAAGCCTTATGCCGCCAACAGATACGACTAAGTTTGCTTATCTAGCGTGGGCTAACCAAGACAAAGCTAAATGGGTAGTCCCTACACAGGTTGCTTCGATACCAAACGACGGAACATACGAGTATCCGCTATATCTAGACCCAGCTACAGGAGAAATTGTAGCGTATAAAAGGAGCATAGAATGAGCACAGTAGAAGACTTTAACCGAATCGAAGACTGCAACAAGATAGACAGCCAATGTATAGAGGCTTATGCGGACTTCGACTTTGACCCAGAAAATAGCACAGGAATTTGTCTACATACTTCTTGGGGAGGCAACTGCCTAGACTTGGCAGGCATCGTAAAAGAGGCTGAGACCTGCACGACTCTCTATCTTTCTCCAGAAGAGAACCCGAATTGTTTGGTGTATGAGCCAGAGTGTGGTGACAACATTTGCATTCATGGCGATGATATATCTCGCATCATTTCGATGACCAAACTCAAAGACGTTGACCAGATTGCATCGCCTACTAATGGCTCAGTCTACATGTACAATGCTACTACTAAACTGTTCGAGCCCTTTGATTTACAGACTGCGTTAAGTAATCTTGGGGTATCCGTTCAAAATATTAATGCTGCATTAGCCAATTATGAAAGCAGATTCACGAACATCGAGAATAAACTAACCCCACCAGATGGAGCGCCATTAGATGTTAAAGTTGTGTTTGGTAACATTAACGACTATTCTGACCCGAACGTAGTGATTAGCGAAGGCTCTGGTACGGTCACCACCCTTGACAAGACGCACGGCCTATACACTCACGCACTTACAGATAATGCTTACGGAGACCAAATCTTCGGGTAGGAGAGTATATGGCAGGTAAGAAAGCACAGAGGAGCACAACTAGAAAGGCGAGATACCAATCTCAGTTTGCTAGGACTGAAGCTAATAAAAAACGCAACATTAATAAAATGAAGTTGGCTAATCCGAATTGGCCAGCAAAGAAAGGAAAATAATGCAAGATTTCATAAACTTCCTTACTAACCTAAGGAATAATCAAAGAGAGGTCGGGCAAAAAGTCAATAAAGCTGCCAACGATATGACCAACTATGTCGTGACTAGCGCTAACGATGCCTGGAACCAAGGAGTTAATGCCATGACCGCTCCATTTAAAGCCCTCGGGAATGAATTTGGCAACGCAGTTAACGCTACGGGTCAGAGCATGGGCCAAGCGTGGAACCAATATCAAAATGATGTAGTGAAACCAGTGACTAACTGGATGGCTAACACCGCTAACGACGTTAATAATTTCTTCGGAATTGGCAATAACACGCAGCGACAAGCCACACCAACTGCTACGGTGAACACGACTCCAACAGCATCTATAGATGGAAGTGGAGTGACAGCAGCCACTCAAGTTGCTCCGCAAACGCAAGCCCCAGCAGCGACCGGCAAGACCTACCAACGTGACCCAGCTATTGACACCTTCGTGAGCGCACTACGCTACTTCATGAACCCAATAAGGGGAATTACTGGAGAAACCCCGTTAGATGTCTTAGCCAACCAAGTTTCTGACTCTATGTACGCCTCATTTGGCAAAGAAGTCCCGGCAGCAAAAACTGAGTCTACAAAAGACACTACTGAGACTAAGTCAACTGCTACTGAAACGGCTACTAAAACTACTACTCCAACAGAGACAGAATCAGACGTAGTAACATACACATACAAACCAGGAGACACCTTTGGGCAAGTATTACTAGACTTAGGTCTGAACACTGGCAACGGTCTCTGGGGTTCTGGTGGTGACGTAGAGTACTACACAAGACAGCTCGTTAACCAAGGGGCGTTGGACCGAAATGGCAATATCCCTATTGGGACGACAATAAGATTAACAAGGAGAAAATAAATGGCTTGTAATAAACCTTATTCTATCACGCATATCTCTGACCTAGATATTGACGATTTGGCGACAATACCCGATTACTTCCTCGGTATCCGAGCGGTAGAGTCGCCAACCGATGGCAATACAATTTATACCCCAGTGAGGGTACCTGGCGCACGAGTGATGCCTACTGGCAATCTAGCTAACGTAACCGCATTGACAACAAATAACCCATCATTAGAGGTACCAGAAAACCAAGTGCTGGCTGGCTATTACGATGTCCAGCCAGGTGGGGACGTAATGCGTCTAGCAGACTCTAGCCACGCAGCATCATTCCTAATGATTGGCAACTACACTAATGGCAAGATGCTAATCCAGACTACTGGGTTCTTGACAATCCCAGCTGGGCATCAGTATATTGCTAACCAGCAATATTACCTTGGCGAAAATGGCGAGCCAGTAACGGACAGCACTATTACCGGCCAAAAACTATTCAAGCCATTGGATAACTATGTTTTGAATATTAATGGAGATTTCTAGAAGTGGCAAAAAAGACAATGTCCGAAAAAGCAGATAAAAAATTGCAGAAATGGGCTAGCATTATTGGGTCTATTATAGCGATTTTAGGAGCTTTGACAGGAGCATTCTCTTGGATTAATAGTCAGTTTACCAACGCAGTCTCCGAGCAAATAAGCGGCTTTCAGCAAGAAGTAAGAGCGTCAGACCAGGCTAATCGTCAAGCGACCACTCGTCTTGAACTAATGATACTGATGGAACACGATACAGAAAACACCGTAGCGATTGAGAGAATGGCAAAATATTATTTCCAAGAGCTTGACGGCGATTTATACATGACGCAGAAGGTCAGTGATTGGTGCAAAGCTCATGGGCGAGACTGTTCGTCAATAATAGGAGGAAACTAATGGACACACTATATCCAGTGAATGACGCTCAGGTGCATAGGCACTCGTCAATAGACCAATTTAGAGGCTTCTTGTCGGTAATGACCAAGGGTGGCTGGACTCCCATTGTCTTTGACCAACTAGATGGGATAGACTGTCAAGACATATTCGCCCACCAAGTTATTATAAGTTTTGGCGACGATGTCGGCTTTGTCTTCCCGGAGGCACACTGCACTTATGCGTCGGATAAGTTTGTTTACTTTGATAAGGAAGGAGTTGAACAGCGGTTGTTGCCTGAATGCTTTGGGGGCGGGGGGGAACTCTATGATAAATTTCTTAAAAGCAATAGCTTTATTAATTTTGACAACGGTGCCTCTGTTGGGGCTCATAATCAAAAACAGCTCAGGACCGGGCTCTCGTACGTGATTGCGGACGAGAATCTACCAGCGGTAGACTAAAGCTCGATGCCAGCACTATTAAGGACGGCTAGGATTTCATCTCTTAGCCGTCCTTTGTCTAACCTAGAATAGTAGTAGGAGGCGAGTATGTCCAGTTTGTGCATATACTCCATCCTATCTTTCTCCTCTAATATATCCTCGATTATGCAATCGATAAAATGTCCACCAAGGTCCTGCTCCCTGACCTCTTTCACAATTAAAGTCTTGAGGTAGGCATTGTCAGTAAGGCATCTCAGTACATCTGCTGGGCGGTAAGAGCTGACTATGTGGTGGGCGAGGATTCGGTATGGGTTATCGAAGTCATACAAGTACATACCTTACAAGCCCCAACTACTCCTATTCCTACGACTCCCCCTGCGCCTAGAATTCTCTTTCTTAGCTCTATTTGTTCTTCGTTCAACCACACGAAGATTGCTTGGCCCGTTATGTCTTGGGTTGCTATCCACATGGTCTATTTCCTTCCCGTCCCCCTTACGCACCTTTCCTTCTCGTTCAGCTTGCCTACGGGCCTTATTGCGAGAAGCTCTATCTCTCTTCGCTTTTTTAGAAGACTGGAAACGAATTAGCTCATGCTCTACACCTTCCTGAGTTCTTTTGCGCTTACCGTCACTTGTGACGTACCACAAGCGTCCCATATGTTATTTTGCCCCTAACGCAGCCTGTTGCTGTTTCATAAACTCATTGTATCGCTTCTCAGACTCTTTAACTGGCACCCCATTGATGACGCCTTTGAAAATGTCCATTTCTCTTTTTCTCTCGGAAAGGACCTTGAACTGGTCACTAAGCTCTTTTTCCTTGGCCTTGTCAGCATCTTCAAACTCATTATAAGCATCAGCTACTTCTTTGAGGGTTGGCAATGCACGATAAGCTTTTTCAAAATCTGGAGTGAGCAACTCTAGCCTATACAATGTAGAAGCCACCCGATTCGCTTCCTGCACCGCATAAGCTTTTAGCATTGCAATCTTCTCTTCGTCTTTATTAACCATACCAAGAGCGTTATTTACTGCTTCGTCTACAAAGATATCACTTGCCATAGACTTGAAGTCTTTTTTAGCATCGTCTGGTAATAGCGCTATGCCATCCTTGACGACCTTGTTCGCTGCTTTAATTGTCTCCATAAATTATGCCTCCTTAAGTTACTATATCCATTCTAGCATTATTTATAAAACGAGACAACCCTTCCAAGTAGCTCATAATCGATATCGGCTGCCATAGCCTCCCCCTTGTCAATTTTGTCCTTGAGCTTATTCGCTATCCCAACAGCAGTGCGAACCTGTCCTTCGTCTAATAGTGCATTGATTTTCATCACGTCAGACTGCACAGAAGCGTCGCTACGACCCGTTTGCTGTCCAAGTTGGTTCCCATAGGCCTGGCGTATATAAGACGCTGTGTAGCCCTTTCCTGAAGCCCCAGTAGCCACTAAAACATATTTGTCCAGCTCCTGTAGTGCTTTTTGATTCGCTAACACCTCATCTGGGCTTGTAGAATTCACAACAATCTCGACTGCTGGCAAGAAATTCTCTTGCATATACTGTTGCCGCCGTATGTTGGCGCGCCCTCTCTCTCCTTGTCCTTCTAAAGCATCGACATCATCTTGAGCACGCTTGTAGGCCTTAGATAAACCTTCGGAGCCTACACCATCAATCACAGCATAAACAGACATGTCTACTGCCCTGCTAGAGCCTTTAGGGAAAGACTTCTGGCTGACCTCATACATGCGGTCTTGGTTTCGCTGATAAATATCCACTGGCTGAGGGATAGGCTCTGGGCTATTTTTTGCAAGTTCAGCGTCTGCTGCCTCTAGCTCTTTTCTTTCGTTTTTTAAACGCCCTAGCTCTTGCCTACTGAAATCTTGTATGTTCTTGTCTATGTCCATAATCTTCCTTTACCTGTTACTGTAATTTTTACCACCTGCATATCCAGAGTCATTGACCTGGAATATATTCTTTATGTAGTTCCTAATATAGGCCTGGTTGGCAGAGCCATTACCGAGCTTGCTGCTAGTAACATATCTTCCATACTTGTCCTTTTTGTAATCCCCAGGCACTTCTATTAGGCTATCCAAATAATCTAGCACGCTACTGTTGTTTAGCGCAGCTTCTGGCGTCATTTTTTCTATATACGGAGCTAATGCCGCCATCACCTCTGCATTCCAGTTTACATAAATGGCATCAATAGCATCATAATCGGAATCCGATAATTTGCCCTTATTATAAATAGCGTTTATCTGCTGATTGACAGCGTTATGCCTATCCCATAGGTTGTTCTGCGACACTAATGCTTTGATGTTTGCAAGATGCAAATCGCTCTGGTTGTTCCACTGATTGCCCATGTCCATAATAGCAACCGGACTTGAATATTTAACATCTGGATTACCCTGCTGGTCAGTCGTTAGATATCCAAATATTGACATATCACTCGTGCCAGTAATGCCGAGATTCTCCATCGTCCTGACAGCGGCATCTCTTCCGTCCCAGAATTGGTCGCTTGCTATAGTGGTAGAATACAAACTGCCACTTTGGTAGCCAGCATCTGAGTTCATGTTTAATAGCGCTACCACCGCAGCGAATTTCTTCCTGTCAAACGTACCATTATACTCGCTTTCTAGCCTTTTAACCATATCCCCCACCTTTTGCTGGAAGTCATCAACCATGTCTTGACGTTCGGCTAATAGCTTCTTTCTCTGCGTCTCGTCCTTGGTCTGCGACAGCTTGTTGTTTATGGTCTTCATTTCTTCGCTATTCAATAAAGCTTCTTTTTCGGAAGTAAGCTGTCGAACCGCTCTCTTCCAAATAGAGTCGACTAGATTATATTGGTTAACAGTAACAGGCTTTGTTGATTGTTCAGTGATATTAGCACCAACGCTATAAATTGCGGCTTCAGGCCCCTCTTGGATTAGCGCGGTGATATCACCTAACAGGTTAGACCCTGTCGTACCTATGACCCCACTGACAATTTTCTCGGCCAGTTCTGGGCTCATGCCATCGCCATACAAATCAGCAAACCATTTAGCGAACGAATTTTGCTCATAAGTCATAACCTCGACAGAGCCAGTCTCTTCGTTCCAGTACATATATGAAACGTCCCTAAGGTTTTTACCGGAATATGGGTCAGTTCCCGTGGCTAGCATATATGCACTTTTTACTGGCACTGGAGCTATTTGCGAGAACACTCTGGATACACCCCTATTAACCCTGTCAAATATTGTTGGGTCAGAAATTAGGGCATCCATATCTATAGTAGAGAACCCTTGCAAATCTACCGGGGATAAACCTAATAGGTCGTTCATCATAAGCTCCCAGAAATCATTTTTGTTGGAGCCATGAAGATATTCAACAAATTGCCTAAACGGAGAGACTACGCTACTAAGCTCTTGCGGGATAGGCATCGACATAGCTTTGCCATTTACAACAAATACCAGGCTATTCTCTTTGTCATACTCGGGTATGTTTTCGTAGACCTTCCTATCTTTTTCGTCGATAAGTGAAGCTCCAGTAAGCGCCATCGTTGGTATCACTAGACCACCCATAATACGCCCGGTAATTCCTACTGGGTCCAAAGTCCACATCCTCCAGAATGATTTCGTACCATTTATAGCTGCGCTAAAGTACGGGGTAGAATCTGCGATAGCTTGCATATGATACAGCTTTCTAGCGAAGTTCGTAGTAGCATTGTTCATCGCAAATTCAGCAAACGACCTAGCCTGCTGGAGAGTGTAACCGTCTTTCATGGCATCATTTAAAGCCGAGGCATACACACGATTGCGTAAATAATTCTCACGCTTCCCGTTTAGCAAATCTTCAGGGTTGTATTTGTCCACAAACTGTTGCAGTTTGCTCTTCATCCCAGTAAGCAGCGTATTGTTATCCTTCTTCGTATTCTTATAAAGGTTCTTGTACAAGGTTCTTTCTGTCGTGGATGGAGCTTTTGTAACGCCCTTCATGAGCTCTCGCGATACCGCAGCTTCCTCTATAGTCCGGCCACTCGCCTCTGCTAATAGCTTTATCTGTTTTTCTTCGTACCCTTCTGGGTCGAACATCTTTATTTGGTCAACAATAGTTTGGCCGAAGACGTTCACTAGGTTATCAGCATTGGCTTTAATAGTATCCCACGCCCCGCCGACTAAGATAGCGTTGCCAAAATCACGGAATAACTGATTACCGAACGATGCAAGATTAACCGAAGTTGTACCATACCTGAAAGCTTTCGACATTAACGCATTTGCTTTAGCTATTGCAGACGCCTCACCTCTTGTCATCCTATAACGGTAGCTATACAATGACGCAAAAGCTGGGTCAACTTGAGCATATGCCTTACGCCCATTTTCATCCATATACATTATGTAATCTTTGCCAACTCTCTCTTCGGCTGCTTTTATTTTTTTGTTTATATCCTTGACTCGGTCAAACACAGATTTAGCATCTATCGAACTTGGGTCTATTGTCTTAGCAATGGAAGCAGCATTAGCCATTTCTGTGTTTATTGTCTCCTCTAGGAAGTCGCTCATCTTTGAGAACAATAACCTTTCGGTGTCTCCTTTTAGGCCTAATCCGTATACCTTCTTTGCAAAGTCTTCTCTCAACATCTGCTTTGCTGTACTAAGATTTTCTTTCTTGGCAAGTTCCTGCAACACCAAATATCTAGCAGCGGACTCCGCAGCGTCGGTGTCTCCTACTAATGCGTCGAGAGCTGCCTTTGCGCCAGGTTGTGCCAAAACAGACGTCACATACGCGTCGACTTGCATACGTATAATATCAGTAAAATCATCTACAAAAGAATTCACATCAACGTTTTTTACGCCTCTAAGGCCATCTTTTATTTTAGCAATTAATACGCCTTGATAAAACGCCTCTTTGCCGTCATTCATATTTTTCATGGCCTCTCTAGCTTCGCCAGAGTGTGCAAAACCCATACTGCCAGACAGATATGCTCTTTCAAGGCCTTCCTCAAAATCGTCTCCACCATCTGCTATTGCCTTCTGCAACAACTCATAGGTGTTTGGGTCACCAGTATTAACAAAGATGGATGTAGCAGGAGAAGACGTATCCTTTACGTTGATTTTACGGCCATTAATGACCTGCTGAGTGATGTCGTTCTCTGGAGTTTCTGGAGTAGCCTGCGTTTCTGGGGCCGATGATTGTGTGATGTTCACTGGAACCCCCTCTGCCTCGCTGTCTAATCCGCCAACATTTATCTTTCTAGTCTCACCAGTATAATCAATCGGCGTTAGGTTTTTCTTCGGATATAGGGTTTCGTTCATCCCTTTAAGACCATAGAACTCGTCAAGGTTCTTACGCAAATCGTCTGCGAAATCGCCCCTTAGAAGACCTGTATAGAATTCATCAAATGTTTTAGCATTGTTGATGCCAAGTATCTTGGTTTTAACGAACGCCATAAAACTTCTGATGACGGTCATGACTCTGTCCTTAAACGCTTCTGTCGGTTTCAGACCAGCGTGCTTCGCCAAATTAGCCAGGTGCCTCTTAGTAACCGAATCATTCTTCAGCAAATCCCAACCTCTCTTCGATTGGAATCTGGTTTCCATAGCGTGAGCCACTAATTCATTCATATCGTTTGAACAAGCACGCAAATCATCAATTTCTATATCTAAGCCAAGCCTTTTAACGAGGTCTTGTCCAATTGCCTTACGCGTGTCGACAGATGCCCTAAGCCACGCCGCATGCGCAAGTTCATGAAATTCAACCGACTTTAACTCTGGCAACGTAGCTATTTCATTCAAATTGGCACGTATTTGTTCGAACCCGCTACCACGGCTGCCCTTATAGTCTCCGAAAACTCTTTTAAGACTAGTAGCCTTCACGCCTCTATCCCAACCAATTCTATTCAAGAAATCCATATTCTCAGGGTTTTTGATGAGTTCTTCTAGCCTCTTCTTATTCCTAGCCCTGCGCGCCGATGCAGACAAGGTGTAGTCCGTATCGAGTTCTCCTGTGATTTTGGACATCTTTTCGAGGCCTTTTTTAGCCACATTTGGAGATAAATCTGGGAACATAAAGAGCCCCGGGTACCTAACACCACCTTCATCAGTATGAATCATAGGCTCGACAACGTTTTTACCAGAAATCTCTGCATATGCCCTCATGTCGTTGCCTGCTATCCTCTTTAATGCAGATTCATCTAGCCCAAGTATCTTCTTTCCTAATTCCTCCGTAAGTTCTGGATTTCCGAACATGCTCATCAAGTTCTTTAATGTCCTCTTCTCTGGAGACAATGCCAATAAACCTTTAGCTGCGGTATTGATTGCGTTGTATTCTTCTGGTGTTAATATATCGTCAGGGCCTACTGGGAAAACAATTCTCTGTTTGCCGCTCTTAGCAGCTAGTTCATTCGAATAGCTCTCCATGTAATAGGGCTTTAGTTCATATGCTTCATCGCCTTTAAGTTTTACGGGCTCTCCATTCAAGGTATAGCCATTTTCGCCAGTAAACCATTTGTTGGTGGCATTATCAGACACACCATGTATATCGTCTATACCACCCTCTTGCCACCGATAAACTACAGTCCCACGCCCTGCGTCCCCATGGTTTTCATCATAAATCACCCTTAAAGCGAGTTTTTCTCTAATGGAGTCACTAGTCTTGCCGCTCTTAATGTCATCAATCGCATAAGGCTTGCTGATGATACGGCGGCCAGTATCCATAGCATTATCTAGGGAAGGCTTTATGACGAAGCTTTCTGTCACATCTTTATATTTGTCAAGGACCTCTGGGCGAGTGCCTTTTCTATATTCTATAACAACTGGCATTTTTTCTATCCCAGCCTTGTCTGCGGCCACCGCTCTATGCCGTCCTTCCTGTCCGGAGACGTTCCCGTCTTCATCAAATAGGATAAACGGCATCGGGGCACGTTCCCCGTTCTCGAATCGTTTGGCGTATTCGTCCACGTCGCCATCTGAGGCTAACCTCTTTCGCTCGATATCTGAGCCATATTCCCCAATCTCGTCCATGTATTTCGATGTTGGCATCTCTATAACGGCGACTTCTTTGCCTTTCCAGTCGCGGTAATAATCGCGTAACGTACCCTCTGCGGTAGCATGTGGGTTGCTTTCATCTAACATCCTTAATAGTTCTGAAGCCTGGCCGTCCCTAGCAGTCACAGACCAGCCAGGATAGTCTGCATCAGTGGCGCGTTTTGCTACATCAGAAACTACGCCAAATCTACTTGGAGTAACAATACTTCTTATTTTAGACGTTGGTAAATCATAATATTCTAACTCTCTAAGTACCGCTGTTTTTATTGCGCCAACCGACACCTGCCCTTTATATGGCACTTTTTTCCTCATCTCAGACATCATGTTTTCGATGTCTCTGAAAATCTTTGCATCATACGACCCTTGTATAGAAGCTATATAATGCATACTCCGAATAGCGTTGTCAATTTCGTTATATGCATCATAATCTTCAGCGGTCCACTCTTTCACGTATGAGTTCGCGTAGTTGTCAAACATACTAGCGTTTGTCTCTGTCCCCTCGCCGAAAGCAGCATATTGTTGTAACAAATACCTTTTTACCGACACCGGCTGTTTATTGAACCACTCCTCATAATTTTCCGCGGTCACAGTATCAGTCAGTTTGCCATCTGAGTTTTTAATCAACTCGTAATCGATGAGTTTCTGTTTGATTTCGGCAGGAGACATACCGGCGACTATATTCGGCAAGTCTTGTTCAGTCACCTTCACATCACCACTACCAGAACCCTTACTTGGCTTAATTTTTTGCACCCCATACAAGCTCAAGAAAGCCGGGTCCTTGAATACGTCTCTAGACGCATTCTCGATAGTGCTTTGAAGTACCTTTTCGTTATCTTTTAATCTGGCAGCTAATTCTGTTTCTTCGCCAGAAATAACAGTAATGTTGGTAGCGGTGTTTCCCCTAAGGTCGTATATGGCCTTCTGTTCTTTCTCTACAACGGCTTCAGCCATTTTCCTGCGCCGAGACAATCGCGTAAGCTCTGGGTCTTCATAATGTTGTCCTGGCTCTACACCATAAGTGAAGTGCTTCATTTCCTGGTCGATTACCCTGTCTATCTTACCCTCTGCGTCTATCCATCGGCCATTCACTTCGTGCTGTTTGACTACGGGCATATACCCATTCTCTGCCCAAATAGGATTTGCCTCGTAGCTTTTCACTACGTCTGCGTTTAAAACTCCTTTGCCAATTCCGTATTCGTTCTGGGCTTTATAATAATTTTCATAAGCCTTAGAACTCAATAGCTCATCAAGTTTAGCCTTGACGTCTTCCGGTAATATAGCAGACAGATTCTGTAAGTTTTGCGTGATGACCTCTACATCTCTGGCAGCTAATTCCGCGTTTGGTCCTTTAGCATTAGCGATAGCGCTTTTTATCTGCAAATCTTTTGAACCAACTACATAATCGGTGGCGTCTTGTCCAATCTGGGTAGTACTAGATGCCTTTAGCCCATACTTCGCAGTGACTTCAGCGGAGTCGTAATACATACTCATTGCCTTAGTGTTTGCAGCTCCAAGCGTAGGGTTCACATACCCCGGCTTCTTAGTCACTGGGTCTATCACGACACCAGTCATTTCCTTTTCAACGGCAGATACACCGCGCAATCTAGCATCTATACTATTTTCGGCGTTTTTTACATTAGTGAGTAGCCGCCTGAATTCTTCTGCAGATTCGTCTGTCAATTTAACGCCGTCCCAATTAAGCTTAATGTCGCCAAGAGCCTTTAATTGATTCCTTACGTCTATATTCTGCTCTTCTATCTGTATCTTGTTTTTTAGCCTATTAGTCTTTGGCGAATATGGGTCTTTTGCCTCAGCTTCCGCAAGCTGTTCACGTAGCTTTGCTATAACTGAACCACCGGCCCAGTTGTCTTGCATCCCCTGAACAGTAGACCCTACCGCAGCACGTGATTTGGCAATATACTTGGTAAGCACTATGTTGGCAGCCTTGCCAAGAGCAGTTTTACCAACAAATCTTTTAGCACCCCTAATCGCGGTCACACCACCCCACCACTTAGCATTGTCTAGGAACTGTTCACCCCAGTATTGTAGAGCAGCAGACCTGTTTGGGTCGCTCGGGTCTTTAGCCAATTCAGCCATCACATGACGTAGAGTAGTCGAATCATATAAGATTGCGTCATGGATAGTATCAAAAAGATACTCCGTAAAGATATTTTTGCTAGCTGCGCCACTAACGGCAGATATAGCTATATTTGTAGCTAATGTAGCCTTTTGCGCCAAACTCAGAGATGCCAGCATTATTTTTGTGCCAACAGCCACATTTTCTGCAGCTAAGGCCTCCGAAGTTAAAGCATTAACAGTAGCAACAATGTCCTTTGTTGTTGCCGTAGCGGCAGCGGCCTTAGCGCTCTCTTCTGTAAGCCCAAGAGCCGCTGCAGCCTCTCCGCCCAACTTGCCAGTTAAACCAGTGCTTAACTTGCTAATTCCAGTAGCTGCCATCTTGCCTAAGCTAGCAGCACCTATAGTGCCCAAAGCAGTACCACCAAGGAACCCAAGAATCTGAGCATTAGCAACGGCGTCCCACACTAATGCGTTGTTGGTGTTGAAGTACTCCATGGACTCATCCATGCCCTCAATAGCATTTTGAACGATTTGGCCATTACCAGCCGTCACGACTGCTTCACCTATATTAGCGATGTTCGCAAACGTCCTAGTAACGCCATACGCAGCATTAGTAATGAAAGACTCTATAGTATCACCCATCTGTTGCCACCACTCTGAGTGGGGGTTATTAGACAGAATATAATTTTTAAACGCCAACAATTTAGCCATTTCTGTGGCTGAATTTTTATTTTTTACAACATTACCATCCGCATCAGTATACGAATCTTCAGTGCTCCAGTCACTTTGCTCAAGAGCGCCATCGATAAGAGCTATTATTGCTGCCATCTCATCACGCCCGATATTATCCCTATCGTAAACTTTTTCAAAATCCTCTAACGAGATTGAATCGTCTTCAGCTCTTAAATCTCTGAGCTTTGAAAAAATATTATTTGAGTTATTACCAAACGAACCAACTGTGAATATAGTGTCTGGCAAATATATCGAGGTGCCATCTGAACGCAACGCCATAGCAACCTGTTCATCAGACATATTCTTGACTTTATCACCATACTGAGATGTCAACTGTCTTTTATACTCATGAAGAGACCTAATATTATCCATATAGTTTTGCATCGAACTATTTAGGTTCTCTATATACTCAGGTATCGTAATCTCTTTTTCTTCTTCTTCACCAGTTTTATCATTCAACTGTGTAATGCTTAGCTTATATTCTGGGTTAAGTTTATAAGCAGTAGAATACTTTTTTAGTTCATCTTCGTTAAATATCTTTTTAAATAGGCTCGAGTCTGTCACCGACTTAGGTGCAGATATAACAATGTTTCCGGTCTCTTGATTGAGCTTTATAGAAGCTGGTGCATAATCTCCAGCATATTCTACGTCGAAAGACCACCCCTCTGGTGTTTGATAAACTTGTTTTGATGCAGATGCCGGTATTTTGCCCTGGAGATTTGCATCTCTCACATCTTTGGGTGTCATCTGTTGTACAATGTTGCCGTTAGAATCTGTGATTTGAGCTATTGGAGATTTTTCAATAAAATCTTGGAATTCTTTTTCGTTGTTCATTGTTATCTTCCTACATAAGTATACATGTCGTTGGTTGTGTCTCGTACATAATAATTCCCATTAGCGTCCCAAACTAATACGTGGTTAGGGTATTGGCTAAGCAAAACTCTCTGGCCACTCGGGAGAGTCCATCCAAGCGTATTCTGGCCATTTTCTCTCTTTCGTGTAGCGTCCCACTTTGATAGCTTGCCTACAGGGTCAACACTAATTCCACCGAGAGAATAATTATAATTCGTCTTATAATCTTGCCCATACGGAACATACGTGTACCCAAGCGGAGTGTCATTTTCCGTATCGATTGATGCCACCGTGTACCCTCCGGGAACTCCCGGGGTACTACCAACTATATCCTTTAAATCCGTAGTATCTTCGTATTCGACGTCACCGATTGTTTTTTGGCTTTCTAACTGAGCTGCTTGTGCTTTATCATAAGCGCTCTTTTGATATGCCCTGTAGGCGTCTTGATATTTCTTCTGCCAATATGACTTCTCGTTTGCTAGCGCGGTCTTTAGTGCGTCTGCCTGGCTAGCTGCTCTCAAGCTGGCTGCAGCCATATTGGTTTGTGGCGTCTGGTATCGGCTTGTCCAATAACCGGTTCCTCCGGTAAGTCCACCCATAACGCTCGGGATTTTTGTCCCTAAATTTTGAGTTTGTTGGTTAATTTGAGCATTCTGCGTCCGCTGGTTGGCACGCAAATTATCTATAAAATCATTCGTCTGAGTCACACCAAGAGTAGGCACTAAATACCGACGGTTCTCTACCTCCGTGTACTCATTTTCTGGCAATAAGCTATATGTATCCATACCCTTCATTATATAATACTTTAGGGTAAAAGGAAATTTTAGCAAAAAGCTCCCCAACTATGGGGAGCCCTTTGTTATGACACTTGTGATTTATGAAGTCTTAGTGTAATAAACAGTGACATAAGATTCGGTTAAATTCGACCGGTCAGTGCCAGAGGCGATGACTACGTCTGCTGCGGTAATAGTAACAGTAATGGCCCCAGTTGCCGAGGTGCTTGTCGCTGGGAGCGGGAACGTAGAACTATCACCTGGGCGATAAGCCCACCCAACAATCTCAATAACTCTATCCAGATTTGTGATGCCGTGAGCAACTTGTTTCGACGTAGCATTCGGTAGTGCGCCAAAGTCAATAGTCTTTTTGTAGATTGGGCTCCCATCAATCCAGGTTGCGCCAGTGTTGACTTCACTAGTAGAGTAATTAGAGATGGAGTTAATTTTATCGTTGAGCACCTTACCTTGTTTGGCAGACAGAGCAGAATAAGTCGCAGTAGAGGATAGGTTATCTATTGTGCCTATAGGTGGCATAGAGTCTGACCAAGTACTTCCATTAGAAGTTTTGCCTATGTAGTTTGGATTCCCATTATTGTTATAAATATAGACGTATTTAGCATTCCACGCATCAGATAGAACAACTGCATACCCTCCATATTCTAGCGTCTTCATTGTAGTGCTGCCATCTGCAGACACAGCTCCAATATTTGCAGACTTGGTGTAAATGCCATCTGGCAGCATCCATAACGCAATCCTATTTGGGTTGCCGGCTGGATAGTTCTTATCATCATCGGTTAAAACGTGTATGACTTCAACATCTCCACCACCACTAACAATGGGCCAAGTATCGACACCATCGCTAATGGTTGGAACTGGGTCGCCAGTCTCAGGGTCAGTCTCGTACCCAAAAATCCATGGGGTGGCGTCATCGCCCTCTTCAGTCTGTCCACTAAACTTTAGCGTATTCTCGTCTGTGAATTCAGACTTTACTTTAGTATCTCCCCCTGGGGTCAGACTGTTAATTCTATCAATAGCATCTAAAATATACTGCTGTGTCTTAGTGTTGCAACAGCCCCTAAATTCGTCTCCGCTTCCTCCGTTGCCGAGGACGTTAAGCATAGCTTCGGTTTTCGTGTCTCCACTAGCCATTGTTGGCTCCTTTCTCTTTTAATTCATCTTTATAATAGTAAGGTACAAGACGTGGTCCACAATAATATGTCTCATCTGGCCTTAATATATACACTGGTTTACTTTTTAATGGCATCTCATCACTCCTTGTCTAAGTCGTCACCGTAAATGAAAACTGTGTTACCGCTGGACCACTATCTGTATATATTGAAAAATATCCACCGCCTATGCCATTAAAACAAACGATAGACATCCCGTTGTACCCACTAAGCCCATTTTCACTCGGTATTGTGCCACTGGCCATCAAGTTATGGTAGTATGTAGGACCATCACCATTGTCTTCTGTTGCGATAAAGTCTGCTTGGCCATTAGTATAAAGTGCTGCCCTAAGCTCTTCTGCTGTAACAGCTGTAGTCAACGAAACATCTTTGTAGATGTGTACTGCTGGGGCAGATGTTGCACCATCGAACTCTAGTAAGCTAAAATAAAACTTCGTGGAGGTAGGTGCAGAGCCAGTGGCTGAAATGACTAAGTCATCGCCTACTTCTGCTATCGTGATATTGTTGCCAGCCGTGAGAATGTCTTGCTTATCAAGCAGTAGAGCATTGACTTCGCCTTTAGTATAGTAGTCACCAGTGGGACCAGCGTCTACAAGCGTTGGGATACCTTCTTTAGAATAGATGTAGATATGCCCATTGGCTTCATACACCACAAGAGCATCGCAAAAAGCACCATTCTTAGGCGCAATCTGGCTTTCTGGGCTATCGTCCCCTAAAGACATGGGGAGGTAGACATATTTAAGTCCGCATTTGCAAGCGGCTTTCCTACAATCATACTTTGGACATGGCTGAGTCCAATGTTTAGTGTCATAATCTTGTTCCATGTCTTTAGTATAGCAAATCTAGAAGGGAAATAGAAAAATGCCTAGCAGGTAATCGACTAGGCATTTTTAACAACTATCTTTTTCCTGTAAAGGAAAGGAGACATATACTATTATACAGCATATTTAGCTGTTTTTATTAAAATGTTCCTTAATGTAAGCCTCCGCTTTACTCGCCCCAGGATTGCCAGGTTCCATTAAGACCTTGTACGCTTGGTCCATACTAGTGATGTTGTCACCGACCTCTGTATATGTAACAGTGGGAGCAGCTCCAGCATTTGGCTCACTCGCCGTTGGCTTAGCTGGAACTGTCTGCGCCTTAAGGTCAAGATAGCGTCTCACCATGACATCATTAATAGAGCCGTCCCGGTTCATTGGCTGGATATTAAAGCTAGCCATTTCTTTTAAAACGCTACCAGAGGCAATATCTGGAGCGATTGCTTCATACTTAGGGTCCCGTGAGAGTCCCTGGAAATATTGCTGCGCTAAGAACTCTTGTGGGGTTATAGCTCCATCTGGTGGTGTATATTGCGGCTGTGGTTGCGGTTGTGGCTGCTGATATTGCTGCACTGGTTGCTGAGGCTGGTATTGCTCTTGCGGTTGAACTGGCTGAGCTGGTTGAGGGTTTGAAATCCTAGACTTGATTTTGTCCCATCCACCGTTGTTATCGATAAAGGTCCGCATCCCAGCAAGGTCTTCTGGCGTAAAACCGTGCATATCTGGTGCTTGTGGAGCTGCCACTGGCTCCGTGTTAGTATTAGGCGTTTCTACACTCTCCCCAGTTGGCGCTGGAGCGGGCGCTGTTGGAGTATTATCCATCAGTATCCTTTCTTGTTAAAGTTAATAGTTTTATTATACCATATTTTTTGCAGCCTCACGGGCATCATTGCGAACCTTCATCTCGTGTAGAATCTCTTTAGCCTGCTCTATGTCGCCCATGCTAATCCATAGAGGCTCAGCTTTGCATACTTTGAGGGCAGTCCTATAGTTCTGCTGTACCCCACCGATTAAATGGTCTAAATAAGCGATAATCTGCTCTGTGGTATACTTGTCCACGATATCTTTTGCTAAATCCATTATTTTACCTTCTTTCCTCTTCTCATCTGGCTGAGCCTAATTGCCAAGCCTTGTTTTTCCGCTTTAACTTTTGATGAGTAAATTTTGCCGGTTTGGCCATATCTCCATTTATTTTTACCAACTTTTCTTACTGGCATATTGCTCCTTTCTTTTTAATTATATCATTGCGAATCCAACTTTTCTACGACCCTCAATCTCTTTGAGCGACCTAGTACCAGCATATATCCACAGCGAGGCAACTAAATCATCTTTATGCCCAGGGCGAGCCATCATACGCACATACTGAGTACCATCTTGCCTAGTCTTAACTGATTTTGTGAAGTTACGGAGCTCGTCTAGTGTGTTGGCATCCCTAATCTTTATGGTCTCTCTATCTAACATAGCAGAGAGCATGTCTAGCATTCTCTCCTTAGAGCTTACGGTTGTCCTAAGTCCAGGAGTCCTATCCGCCTGTGCTTTCTTCCCATTATACCACCATCTATAATATCTTCTAGAATTACATGATACGATAAATCCATTAGCCACGTTTATTTCTGGACAGAGCTGCGCCTTGTTATAAACCGTGCCCATAGACACTGCCCAATCTGCGTAATCCTCATCCTGCAATCCTCTCTCAGCAAACACAGCGACCTGCTCATTATTATTAGTGTCCCACACACTCATGGCGAACATATCGGTGTCCTCAGAAGAAGCCGTTATTGGGTCAATAGATATCATATACGAATGCCCCATTTTGGGTGGCACAAACATCGTGAACGGCGAAATATCAGTCTCTTGCATCTCCACTTTTCCAGTAGCATTGTCTGTCACGAATCGCATCGGAGTGCCTGGTACTATGTTCTTCTCCTGAGCATCGAGAGACTCTTGTTGAAATACGCAGCGGTCAGAGGTCATATTGATGATGTCATCAATACTAGATGGGAACTCGTAGCGCATCTTGCTAGTACGCAGAGACCTCGTATGATACCAACCAAGCTTATCAAACCACTCCTCCCTCGGGATGCCCCATTTACGCATCTCTGGGACCACTACCTCTCGGTCATATTCGGTCATCATGTCTTCTGTAAAACCAAGCCCATCCCCTTCTCTCCCATAGACCAAGAACCAAGGGATAAATATTAGCTCAATATCATCTGGGTTATCGAGAGCGAGCTTAATCTTATCTAGGAAATAATTTGAAAGGCGGTCAGAGAACGTGCCAATATAGGCAGTGAAGCTCCAGGCGTAAGAGGAGATAGCCCCAGACACGGCGTCTTCCACCGCCTCTGGATTACGATATTCAGATGGTTCGTCACAAAGCCACACACTCACAGTGCCAGAACGCACGGAGTTAGAGCCAGCAGACGTAATCTCATAATACCCTCCCCTTGGGATTCCTTTTATGTCTTTAAAACGCAAAAGGGTCGAAGTACCGAGAGTATCCCTCTCAATAGTTGGGAATATAGACGGATGAACATTGGCCACAATCGGAGCAATCTTCTGCTTAAAGTACTTCCCAGCAGTAGTCCCTGTCTGAAGCGTATGAACTGTATTGAGATTCTCCATCCCAGGCACATACGCAGGTAAATAGTCACCTATTGCCGTAAATAGAGTAGATTTTCCGAACTGACGGGGGCCGATAACGACAATCTCCTTATGTACGTTCTTTCTGTTCTTCCTATCAACATTTTTAAAGATAGCCTTGGCAATCATCTGCTGCCCAACGTTCATCTTTGGGTGGATATACTGGCGAGTATCACGATCTTGGATTAGTAAACAATTTTCGAAGAAATACTTGAATCCTTCATAATCTCCAGATAATGCTAGTCTTATCTGGTCAGGAGTAAGGACCTCTGTACCAGTATATTCATTCTCAACTATCTTCGCCATATAAACTCCAATATTTTATACGTTTTATACGTTTTACCCTACCATGAAGCTCTAAAATAACTGAACCAAACGCCGGAGACGAGCAGTTCCCAGAACCATCATCGAATTTGATTCTACCATTTGGAATCCACAGAGTATATCCACCACGATAGCTACTCATTATTTTATGAAATTTTCCAGTGGTCATAGTCTCAATTGGCATTAAAAAGAAAATATGACTTTCAATGTCTATTGCTTTTTTAAGAAATTCGAATTTTCTAGTGAATGGCGGATTTATCCATATTTTATCATATTGAGACCAGTTAGCCTTAAGCCCATCAGAACTAATAGTGTCATAGTTGGGTATACCGAGATATTTAGCTTGAACATCAGTTGTTGCTGGGTCATAGTCAAAAGGGCCAAAAAAATCTATTACCTCTTTCGGAGTATACCACTCATCCTTTTTGCTAAATTGTATCCCAGCTTTAGGCATTAAAAAGCTCCTTGAAAATTGCTTCCAGCACATCCACTACGATACTGTTCCCAGCTTGCTTATAAAGTTGGGTGTTTGAATTAACTTTCTCGGCTTTTTCAAAGCTCTCATCACTGAATCCCATCAAGCGCCAACACTCTTTTGGGGTTAATTTTCTTATGCGATAGGTAGTTGGGACCAGAGGAACATTGCCCCCACCTTCTCCCATTGCTGCCTGAAGAGTTGAGACTTCTTTATCTGGGTCTTGTATCTTCTCCTTGCTACCAAAGTTTCTGCCATAGGCACCAGGCAAAACAACATCGTTCGGTTTAACCACCCCCTTCTTGAGAGCTTCATCACATACTTTTCTTTGTAGCTCGGTGCCACCAGTTGACACTAATTGAGGACACCCCTCGAACCTAGCCTTCAGAGTATCGGCAGTGGCATCCTTGTCCTTGAGAAGCTTGGAAAGTTTGTAGCTTTCGTAGTTGGTTGTAGCCATGCCAGTTAGTTGTCTCGTGGATACATAATACTTTTCATCCACATCATCTTCGAGAATATCCTTGAGCCTTTTTGCCAGGGGGAATGGTTCTGGGAACTCAAACGCCCACGAATAAGGGACATCAGTTCTTATACTCACAGTAAAGGCTCTCTCTCTATTCTGTGGCACGCCGTAGTCTTTGGCATTTAGAACTTGGCAATAGTTTGTATACCCCATCTCCTCCATACGCTTGGCGTAAGCTTCCCAGTTGTGTACGTGTTTCTTAGATAATAGGTTCTTTACATTCTCCCAAATCACATACTTTGGGCGTAACTTTTCTACAATACGCAACGTTTCATAGAGCAAACTAGACCTTGTGCCACTTCCCTCATCACCACCCGCACCTTTACCAGCGACTGAGAAGTCCTGGCAAGGTGAACCATGCATAATAAGGTCACACTCTATGTCTTTATCCCACTTAGTGATGTCTTGTGGTTCGAAGTCAGTCCCATGAACTGCATTAAAGCTCTCGACTGCATACTTGTCTATCTCTACTGCGTCCACTATCTCATGTTCAATGCCAAGGCTTGTGAGTGCTTCAGAGCACGCACCGATGCCAGCAAATAATTCTAATACTTTAAGCATTGGCTAAAGCCTCCATAATTGTTTCCTTAGTTTGCCTCTCCATTTTTTCCTCCTCTGTTTCTGACTTCTCAAACACGTCAGAGTTGCGGCGTGCCGAGATATACTTAGCCCATGACTCGAGAAGTTTCGCCATATCTTCAGGGTTGGCGTTTTCCACAAGGTCCAGGTAGCGACGCAAAATAGCGTCATCTACCTGCTCCAATGTAACATACTGTGATACTACTTCTCCCTGCATCATAAATATACTACCTCTCTTCCATAATTGACTGCTATCTCATGTTCAATACGACACCCCCTAGATTTTGCCCAACCATTCATCATCACTACTCTATCAGCGTCGTCCATTAGCTCAATGCTTTTAGCTAAATACTTAATAGCGCTTGCTGGCCCCATATCTAACACTGAGTCTATAACCTCCCACCCATCTTTCTCGTATTGGTCAATGACAGGTTGGCGTTCTTCTCTTATAGCCCTATTGCTGCGCCCGTTCATTGGTTGGCTGATAAAGACTTTCATTTTTTATCAGCCTTCTTTGCCGTTTTCTTCTTGCGAGGTTTTGGCTCCACAATCACAGTCTCAGCTTGATTCGGAGCTACATACTCTTCTCTCACAGCAGTAGCAGCGTATTCTCTAAAATCTTCGTAAATGTTTTTCACAGGTTTTTCCACAAGGCCTTTGGCTATATCGTGCCTTCTTTGCCTTGAAGTCTGCATCATGGCCTCATGCACACGAGGAGCAACTAAGCAAATCTCCTGTACTACAAGCCCACCTTCTCTCTCTAGCTGAGCCAACCGAGAGGCGACAGTAGCCTTTTTCATGTCTGATTCAATGCGGTCATACTGAGCCACTAGCTCTTTAAGCCGTGTGACCGCTAATTCTGGGTGTCTTGGGTCCATTATACGCTTAGGTTCTCACCGTTGCTGGTAATAGTCTCACCAGAGCCGATGACCGCCCCTTCCTTGGCGATTGGTTTGTTCATGCGTGGCTTAACCGCCGCCGTACCCTGAGCATCATCTGCTACAGTTGAGCGAGCTTTTATGCCTGCTTGCCGGTATTCATGCCCCACCAATTCACGGTATTTGTCGAGGATTGTCTTCTTGAGAAGCTCTTTCTCGAAATTGGTGGCGATGTATACATACACATCACCAGTGTTCTCATATTCAATAACTTTGCCACGCTTAGTGGTATATACCTCATCTGGGTTCAGTCTACGTACCTTAGGAATACGAAAATTATGGCTAGTCTCAATCCAGACAATATGTCCAACAAGATAGTCCATATCCACGACTGGATTATCCCTTGTGTCAGACTTGATAAGCTCACAGGCTTTATCTACCTCTACGAAGCCTGGAGAGAGTTTAGTATTAGGTTGCATTATGGTCTCCTATTATGTTAATTCTATTGTATAACAACTCACAAATTAAATCAAATCTCAGAAAAAGATTTCACCACAAATTCTGCCTCAATGCGGGACTTTGGGCCATTATGGGCAATGTCAGACCACCGCATCTCTGTATCAGTATATCCAATAATCACCGCCCATTTGCTAGCATTTTTGAGAAAGCTTTGTAGCATCTCCTTCTCAGGAGTTGGCGGCATCTGGTTAAGCAAGGAAAACGACCTCTCTTTCCCCTTGGCGATGGGGATGTTAATCCACCCGTCATATCCTACAGATTTTAGGAAATTCCTAATAAGTGAGTCAGTCGACCCGCATAGGCACCCACATGCTGCTATCGCCATTATTCATCCTCCACGTATTTACACTCAAAGTGCCCGCCCTCAGCTGGCTCTATCACGTCTGGTGAATAAGTAGCCTGCACTAGCATCCTACTGAAAATCTCCTTCATCTCACTCACAGTATAGGTCTCGCTCGGAGACTCGTATATTATTTTTTCATCGTGCATCTCTAGAGTTATTTTCATCTTGTCCTCTTTCCAGTTAATAGGTTATATTCTTCTACAATAGTGTCGCCCTCTAGTCTAATATAGTAAGCGAACTTCCCAGACAGCTTGGATATAGCCAGAATATGGTCATTCTGAAGCTCCTTACCGAGCTTATAAATGCGGTCCCGCCCCTTGATTATTTGGGGAAGGCACCGGTCTGGGAATAGCAATGAAAACGCTTCCGATGCCTTTTTTGTCATATTAAAACAGCTACATATTAGTATTAGTTCTTTGTTCACGATTCCTCCTTAAATCTTCTACATGATTAAGTTTACGCTCGCAGTAGATGCACCGCACCTCCCAGTTACTCTCGTCTAGTATCGCTCTAGAAGTGGAGAGCTCGGATACTGGTGTCTTGTGCGCCACCATCATCTCATCTGGATTTAGCTTTTTCCCGCAGACAGCGCACGGTTTGTCTTTCTTGAACCTCTGTTTACGCTTTTTAAAGGCTCTCGCCACTGGATAAGATAAAGTCTCATAAAATACGCTCATTTCAGCCTCTCAATCTCTTTTAATATCTCCTCAGCATTTTCAGGGTACACATAGAAGGCAAAGTGGCCAGCATCCTCTAGCCTATCATGCCACATTTTTTGCCCTTCTTGGTATTTTGCATTCTTAGCCTTTTTATACTCTATAAATATGGTTACACCTTCTAGTATCACAAGCGTGTCTGGAAACCCTTTAAGGGTGGTGGCATCCTGCTTATACTGTAGGATGGCCACTGGCTTCACTCGTTTTTTGAGCTCTTTCTGGAACTTCTGCTTAAAATCCGCTTCTTTTACCATTTTGCTCCTTTGCTCTTGTCTTCTTCTAGTGGTATTCTTAATGTTTTCCCGTTCGACTTAACAACCAGCACGTTTTCGTTTGCGTTTTTGTACCATTTGTAACCTGGGAAAGAACTCGGGCCAAATGGCTCCACGGGCCTTTTCTCGTTAACTGACTCTACCCATTTTTCTACGAACCTGGCGGTTTTAACGCCCACCTTGCGCTCAAGCTCTAACTCGCTGTCAGATGGCAAAGACACCTTAACTTTAAACATCCAATTCGTTTTATTGGGGTCAACTGGCTGATACCCACATAGAAGCATGGCATCTTTAAACTGGTTATTAGTGATATAATGGCCGATATCCTCCTCTACCATATGCTTAAACCCATAGCTAGTAGACCTAGTATATGTCCTAGTAGCTGGGGAAATGTGGTCATGTATCCAGCCAAACACCAGGCTCATAAAACCAGCGGTATCTATGCCACCCATGGTGGCTCCAGAAGTTATCTGTGTGCACTCGTCCCCGAGTCCATTTTCTTTTTTTAATGTATATGCACGTCCATCTCTAATCATATCAGTATAATGCCTTTCCTTATTTTAATATATAGTATTCGGTTTCTCTTTAACACGTTTAAGCTCAGCGTCCCTTCTGTCCCATACCAAATCATCTGTGACTACGTACTTTTCTCTTGATAGCTCTGGTAAAACCTCTCTCAGCTTTTTCCATATTGCTTCTTTCTGCCAAGTTTTGATGGGGAATTTCCACTCTGCTAAGCGATACAGATTCTCTTGGTTCTCGGATACCCATTGATTACCCTTCCAGACTCTTCCATCGCTCCTCATGTGCAAATGACCATCTTTAGACCTTTGGTCAATATATATCATTCTAGCCACAAAGTAGTCCACGCTGTCTATTGTTGGCAGGCCATATTCGTCTATTTCCGGCAAGTCGACACCAAAGAACGCTGGCTGGCTACGACTATCGTCGGGCGCGTTCTGCTCATTGGCCGCTATAACTTTATCTGCTAAGTCCATATGTCGTCCTCCAACATGGACTGTTGCCCCATAGACTCTAGCCGTTTAAGCTCCTCTGCTGCCTTGCGTTGTTCCTCTATCGCCCACAGAGTGGCCACCACACTCAACCCATCTTTATGCATTTGCTCTGCGTTCCCATAAGGTGTCGAATATGTCTGTGCGGCATCATTGGTAATCATTATCTTATAATCCGGGTACAACACCTGTGGAGAAGAGAACTTCGGATACCGCTTATACCTTACGCTTTTATTGTTTATCTTTCTAGGTACAGACTTTTGCATTAATAATGCGTCGAATTGCCTCCTAAAAGCGTCCTTCCCCTGTTGGGTCCAGCCATTAGCCCAACATGCTCTAATATAATCGTTCCACAAGAATTCATCATTCGTCACAGCATCAAAGAAGTTATAAAAGTAGTTGTAATACAAGACGAGGCTATTCGTCTCTTTAGACACATACTCGTTTGCTTTCTCCATCTGGTTGCTAATAAAAAACGCCTTATCGTCTCTAGAAAAATACGTGGCAAGAGCAAAAATCTGCCCTAAAAATTTAGCAAACTCTTCTGGATTGTCTTCTAGCGTAGCCTCTATAAAAGTTTTTCCTCTCAAGTCCAAGTGCTCTAGATTCTTAAAAAATTTTATAATGAGGCATCTTTTAAGGCATGGGCCCGACTCTGTATCTGGCCACTGCAAATTTGAGTTTGTAGGGTGAAACGACATAAACTGCCCATCTGCCCAGATAGGTTGTTTATTCTTAACCGGTAGGCTAACACCTCTCTTAGTCGCAAACGTTTTAAATATCGGGCAAGCTGCCTTAGGCACTATACCACCCTGCTCCTCATCTGGCGTATTTATACAGCAATACGCTAGCGCATTGTTGACGTGATAATTAGCGAAATCAGTTATCATCACCTCAGATGAGTTCTCTCTCCCGAACAAAAACACCAGCACGTCGTGAAAAGAGCTCTTGCCTGTACGTGTCTTGCCATCTAGTAAATACGCTCGCTCTATTAATTTTTTTAAAAATGGTGTGCAAAACGCTACCATCATGTCCCAGTATCTCTCTACTGACCCCGGGACGTCTGTCGCAGACCACGTCTCCACCCATTCAAAATCCCTTGGTAAGTCTTTATAAATGTTTCTAAACTGCAGGTGGGCGTGGCTCTTAGAGTCAAGCAGCCCCAAAAAGTCATTATATGACTTCTCAAGTAATGCCACATATTCGTCACTTTGTCCAATTACCCTATATGCCCCCTCTAGTGTGTAGAAGCAATCCTTGCCCTCTGGGAGAGACCTATATAGTGCCTTTTCAGCGCTGGGGGCGAAAAATAGCCCATCTGCTATCCTGTATACTCTATTCCTAACATCTGCCACCTCTGTAACATTCCTCAATATATTCCTCGTACACTCGTCGACCTCTCTAGTGGGTGTGCACCTAAAGAAGAATTCCCACAGTGTATTGACTTCTGCTGCTAGAGCTGCCTCAGTAGCTCGCCTGTAGACGCTGTCGCTCCTCCTCTTAAAAAACACGACGCTGCTCTCCTCCGGATGTCTCCTAAAGTCGAACAGATACAGCGCCACACGCTTGATAAAGTCGTCTCTGTTAGACCTATCCCTAGACGACGTGCGGTGTATACTAAATTGGCTATCCTTAAAATACTCTCTCGGAAATGTACTGCACTCAAACATGAAGTCTCTAGCTGTGTGCCCGTACCCCCGTATAAACACCTCCAAGTCCCCCAACTGCATGTCGTCAAATGGCACTCGAAGTAGAGAGCTATCACCTATCGGAGCGTCCCTGTCAGTATCATCTCTACTCCCAGTCATTCTCTTCCACCTCCATCCGCGTGGCACGAACTATCTCTAATATGTCCTCTACCGCTGTGCGGATGGAATCATCTTGTGTATTGCGTTTGTAAAACATCTTGGCCCACCTAGGCTGCCCATTTCTCAACCTGTACTGATAGTCAAATAACACAAAATCAGGTGTAATATTTGTAATGTTTATATTCTGCTTGGCCAGCTTTATAGATAGTGCTTGCTGTAACTCTAGTGCGTCCATTATAATTCTCCATTTTGGTTATGCATACGTATATATATGTACGTATATATATGTACGTATATATATGCACGTATATATGTGTCTATGCCATTATACCATGCAGTTGGGATATGGTGTCAATAGGCGTGATTGTAGAAAATGCATGTAATTTTTACAACGTGTAGAGAAAATGTAGAAAAACGTGTAGAAAAACGTGTAGAAAGTGTGCAAAATTTGTAGAAAAAACTACATTCTGTTCGGTTTTTGTTCGGTTTTTGGGAAAATGCGGAGTAGCTTGACAGGTATTCCTTGGGGTGGCATATCATATTGTCTTGTAGTAGTCAAATTTAACAGAGGTGGAGAAGGCAAATTGATTAAGTTTAAAAAACATATTATAACATATTTTTTTGGCACCTATTTAACCACAAACTACTACTTACTACTTTTTGTCTACATAAGCTTAATGGGATTTTGTGTAGTTTGGCTTTCTCTGTTAAAATTTTTTTTGTAGTTCCTTAATAAAATATCTTTTTATTTTGTCAATACCCTATTTTTTTTATCCATATCTGTAAAAATATATATTATAACATAATTTACTTTTTATTTATATTTTATAATATTACTACTTTTATATAGTAAGGCAGTACAGCTTTTTCTACTCCGCAAGCTACGTAGATATTTTCAGCGTGGCGTGGGGTTCTGTGGGATACCGATTACGCTTAATTTTAGCGTTAGCGGTTTAATGACTGGATCGGATCGCCAGATCACTGGATCACTGGATCTGGGATCCAGTTAAAATGTGCATAAATTACTATTGCATTATTTTGTATTCTGTGCTATAATGGTGTTATGGTATTGTGTATAATGTGCGCACATAATACCATAACAACACAAGCGCACAAGTAAAGGTATAAACACATATGAATGATAAATCATTCTTAGAGTTTATTAGCACCACCACCACAAGAGGCGGCGCAACATATAACCTTAAAACAAGCAATGTTAGCAAGCAAGCGCGCAATATACTTGCAAGCACGCAATACAAGGCACTGGCTAAGGCGCACATAAATGCTAACATTGTGCAAGCATATTATAACAATGGCGATTTTAAGGCTAAAATGGATCAAGTCATGCAAGAATTGAATATAACAATTATTGCATAATACAGGTAATAAAATAGCACGCATAAGCGTGCTATTTTATTATATATGAATATGGCACGCATAAGCACGCAATAAAATGCGTGCTATATTCATATATAAATATAAGAATATAAGAATATAAGAATATGATAAAATACAACAGGCGCAAGCGTGGCACATACAACGCACGCACGCGGCGCATACACATAAATGACGCTTACAGCGACACACACCGAGCACAGCGCATACACATACACATAGCGCCACACTATGACGGGTACAATCGCACAGAGTACGCACGCACAATATACAACAAGACACGCGACAACAGCGCACGCACATATGTGAATATCACAAACACAATAAACGACATATTCCCACAGATAAATGCGCCACACAATGCGCACACACACAGAGCGACAGCACCATATCACAAACACATACCACAAGCGACAGACATATCACCACCAGACCCAGACACACAAGAGCACACGATATACAGAGATACAAGACGAGTGAAATGCATTATATTCAACGCACACAACGAAATGATCCACTATGGCATATTCAGTCGCACACGCACAGTAAATCTAACGACACGCACAGCGACATACACGCTACACAGGAATAAACGCAGCATAGAAGTACAGCCATATATACCGACAACAACGCACATACACGGCATAAGCATACAAGAGATACGCGCACACGGAGTGGAGTTTTACCACATATAAACGAATGGACAATATGGATAATCTATACACACCAGACACAATATACACGAATAAACCGCTAGATAATCAAATAGACGCGGACAAACTGATGCGCATATTCAAAACAACAGGCGCAACGATGAGATGGGTGGCACTTATAACGAGCGAATACGAGCGAGCAATAAATAAAGGCAAGGCATACGTAACTATAACATATGAATACGCGCAATATAAGCACAGATACAAGCCCGTTATACAGATAAGCGACACAAATTCGCAAGACAAACTTGAACGCATAATAAAAAGGAGAGTTTGTACGACACGCAGACGAACACGATAGATAAAATAAATCACGCACATTACGCACCTTACACACATCACCAAAACCACCGAATAGGTGGTTTTTTGGTGACCAAATAACAATAATTAACAATACATACGCATACGCATACACAAGTATGACACTTGTGATGGAGTAAAGCGAGAAAGGACACATATAATGCAGCAAATTATGCGCATCGGCAACGAATTCGTGCCAGCGGACGACGATTTAAAAGATATTGGCCAAGCA